GAAGTAGTTGTGATTATATTTGTAGACAAAGAGACTTATTTATTTTTAAAATTAGTAGTTAATTTAAAAGTTTTTATTTAAAAAAAGTTGTTAACTGCCCCATAAATGTATTTGTAAGAGGATTTCTAACATCGGTAGAAGAAACTATTAAAATATTATTAACTAAAGAGAAATGTCCACTGGTTCCATTATTTCCTGTTATAGCTGTTGCTGTATTATAGCAATCATAAGGTAAATTACATTTATACTTTATTCCATATTGTAGTGTTTCTGTACCATTTGTGAGTGCTCCAACTATTATCAAGTTTCCATATCGATATACAGTAAATTTAACTCCAGCAGGAGTTGAATATAAATCTTGTACCTTAAATGTTGATAAATTTTCCATTATTTTAAGAATAGTATAATAAACCTATCAAAATTAGGAGGTTTAGATATGCAATTAACAGTATTAGAAAATTTAAAAAAGGAAAATGTGGATGTTTATTTGGAGTATCTTAATAGTTGCAAGAGTAGTAATTGGGAGACTTGGGATACTACATACAAAACTTACTGTAATAATTTTAAGTTGTTTCTAGTGTGGTTTCAAAAGTCTTATAAAAATAGGCTTTTATTAAGTAAAGAAACTTTACTAGAAATGCCAACTATAATGGAAAGTTATAGAAATTATTGTAGAAGTTTAGGAAATAGTAAAAGAACACTAATGAATAAAACTACTTCAATAAGTACATTTTATGCTTGGTGTGTCAGAAGAAATAAAATCAAGTATCACCCTTTTGATAGCAAATTAGATAGACTTAGATTTACAGAAAAAGATAAGGTTAGAAGCAGTTATTTCTTAACAACAGAACAAATTTTAACTGTAAGACTCTACATGCAAGTAGAATCTAAAAAATATGATTTGCAAGATAGAATACTTTGGGAACTATTTTTAGATAGTGCTTGTCGTATTTCTGCTATTCAGAGTTTAAAAATGAAGCAACTAGACCTAGAAAACGGTTATTTTACTGATGTTAAGGAAAAAGAGGGCTATATAGTTAATGCTTTCTTTTTCCAAAAATGTAAAGAGTTGATAAAAGAATGGGTACAGTATAGAGCAGAAAATGGAATAGATATAGATTGGTTTTTTGTTACTAAGTATGGAAAAGAGCATAGGCAAATGACACAAGGAGCAATTAGAAATAGAATAAAAAAGCTAGGAAAAATTTTAGGAATAGAGGATCTATATCCTCATACTCTTAGAAAAACTAGCATTAATTTAATAAATAATTTAGCTGGGCTAGGATTAGCTTCAAGCTATGCTAATCATTCCAGCAGTGGAGTTACAAGTAAGCATTACATTGCAAAAGCTAATCCAACAGAGATAAGAAATAGCATTATAAATGCAAGAAAAAAGTTAGGTATTTTTTAGTTTAATATTATAGAGATTTTCAAATTTATAAAGAATTTAAGGTTTAATTTTGTAGTTTTGAGCATATTTTTATAATTTTTCTTAAATATAAAATCTAAGAATTTTATATAATAACTGCTCAAAATAGCATTTTTAAATATAAAAAATTGAATAAATTTGAAAATCTATACAAAATGAAAGGAGAAAAAAATGAAAACAATAAATTTTTACAAAAAAGAAAAATTAATCTTTTCTGTTTATGCAGAGAGTTTAGAAGATGTCTTAAAATCGCCTACATCATATTTTCAAGGATATACTCAAGATATGATAATTACAGATATTACATATCAATATCCGTTTTACAAAGATGATGTATTGAGAGAAATGAGCAAAGAAGAAAAGGTAAGGGCAAATATAGAGGTGCAGCTTGATGATGGAGAGTTTATAAAAGATAAAAAATTAATAACAGTGCCTAAACCCGCTGGAAATCAAAAGTATATGTATTGGGATAAAGAAAAATCACTATGGATGTTGGATAATCAAAAGGAATACGATGATTATTCTGCTTTGATTGATGATTTAAAAGCCAAATCTTTAGAGTATGGGTTTGATTATAAAGTTGATGGAAAAGAACATCGCCAGAGATGCAGAGATAAAGATATTGCTTTTATGGTAGCTAATGTAATGGCATTACAAATAGCAGAAAAATTAGGAAAAATCAAAAAGACAACATGGTATTTTGAGGACAATTATGGGATGCCTGCAGGATTAAATGAACTAGGGATCTTGATGTTATATGGAACTACATTTGTTCAATCAGTCTATGACACAGAAAATTACTTTAAGACAAAGGTCAACCCGAAAGACCTTTCAAAAGCTGAATTTGAAAGTAAGAGAAAAGAAATACATAATACACTAGCAAAAGGCTAATTTAAAGAGTTGCTATCATTAAAGGTAGTTTTATTATAGCTACCTTTTTTTGATGGCTTTAAATGGCAAATTACAAGGTCAGTTTAATAATTTTTATAAAGGAGATGATAAGTATGTACATTTTATCACAAACCTGCTTGGATAAATTAAATGGGGTTCATCCAAACCTGATAAATTTTATGACAGAGCTTATAAAAATAAGCCCCTGGAACTTTAAAATAACTGCTGGGGTTAGAACAGCTGAGGAACAAAATAAATTGTATCAGCAAGGTAGAACAGTGAAAGGAATAAAAGTAACTAAAGTAGACGGGTATAAGCAAAAATCTAATCACCAAGTTAAATACGATGGGTTAGGTTATGCTGTAGATATTGGCGTTCTGGTAACAGAAAAGGTTATAGAAAAAGTTAAAGAAAATGGGAAAGAAGTAGAAAAAGAAATTGAAAAAACAGTTTATAAGGGAAGTTGGAAAGATTTCCATTACTATCAAGACATATATAACACAGCTAAAAGAGCAGGTCTGTTAGAAAAGTATGGTATTGAATGGGGTGGAAATTGTTGGAGAACTTTTAAAGACGCTCCACACTGGCAAATCAAAGGTGCAGACAAAGTTGCTTATAAGTAAAGGAGTTATAGAAATGGAAAGTTTTTTAGACAGAATAATAAAAGAAAAAGATGACTTACAAGAGAAAATAATTAAGCTAGATAGATTCTTTACTACAGATACTTTTGATAAGTTAACTCCGATAGAGCAAATGCATCTAAGAGACCAAATGAGGTACATGAGTGCATATCTAAGTACTTTAAGACAAAGAATTAATTTCTATGAAAGCAAGGAGGGAAAATATGGAAATGACTAGACTAAATACTATGCCGATTGATGATAAATATTGGGAAGTTTTAGAAGATTATACTTACAGAACATCTAAGGGACTTGTGACAGTCCCAAAAGGTTTTAAAACTGATTATGCTTCTGTACCTAGAATTTTTAGAAACATAATTAACAGTTCTGGAAAACATGGAAGAGCAGCAGTTGTCCATGACTGGCTATACTCTAGCCAGTGTACTTTAGATGTAACTAGAGAAGAGGCAGATCAAGTTTTTTTAGAAATTATGACCGAATGGGGAGTAAGTGTAATCAAAAGAAATTTAATGTATAGAATGGTTAGACTTTTTGGAGCTAGCCATTTCAGAAGAGGTGAGTAAATTGGAAGATTTTTTTATAAGTGCTAAAAATGGAATTGCTATGGTTTGGACTGGTTGGATATCAGTTCTTGTTTGGGCTTTAGGTGGTTTTGATTTATCTGTAAGAGTCTTAGTATTTCTTATGTTAGTAGACTATGTAACTGGAATTTGGGCTGGATACATAACTAAAACTGTAAATAGCACTAGAGCATATAAGGGGATAAGCAAGAAAGTTTTTATACTAATTATAGTCTCTTGCTCCACAGTTATAGAGCAGTTAGTACCTAATGTTGGAATTCGTAATTTAGTTATAGTTTTCTATGTAGCTACAGAGTTTTTATCTGTTATAGAAAATGCAAGTAAGCTAGGTTTACCTATTCCCGAAAAACTTAAAATAGCCCTTGAACAGTGCAAGGGCAATAAATGTAATTCTAAAGATATGGATTCAAAAGATATAAAACCAGAAAAATTAAAAGAGAAAGATTTCGATGAAGAAATTAAATAAAGGGGTAGATTTTATACTACCCCATCTTTTTTTATTGCTTGAAATTATGATTTTATCGATAATTAAAAAAACGAAAAAAAATATTAAAATTTGTCTGTTGTTTGTCTGTTGTAATTTTTATATTATATAGAATTTTATAAAAGTTTATTAATCTTTCAACAGTTCCAACTTATGATTTTAAGATAATTTAAAAGTCTATAAATTTTTAATAAAACATATGGTGCACTCAACAGGAATTGAACCCGTAACCCCCTGATCCGAAGTCAGATGCTCTA